GGAAGCAGTAGCCCAAAGACTTTTTCCACACTTTTAGTTACAAGGCTCGGTTCGCATTGTCAGCAGCCAGCAATAACGTCAAGTCATGCAATACGCTATGGATATCCTCGACAACCTCTTCTTTCTGCTCTTCTTCGTCTTTCTGCTCAGGTGGTTCATTGCCTGAGTAGACTTGATAGCCTGAAAGCCTGTTCTGCCCTTCAGAGATCGATGATGCTTGCTTGAGCACACCATGAATGGTAGCAACATGCTCCTGGATACCATTCGCCGCCGCCTTGAGTTTGGCGTGATTGGCGGCTGAGATCACGCGGCCTGCCTTCGTCTCAGGAGAGATCAGGTAAAGCTTCGTCTCAGGGTTGTCGTCAGATGACATCATCATCGGCATGGAACTATCGCCAGATGGCTGCAAGCATTCCATCATATCCAACTCGATGCCCTTCTGCACATAGGCGAGCACAGCCGGTGCGAACTGTGCGAGTGCCTGCTGCACATCATCCTCGATGGTGTCGCCTGTCTGGAATGCCGTCAGTATTTCGTTGCGGAGTGGATACCACAGGTTCCACAGGTCAGATACCCAGTCCTGTTGATTAACCTGCATATAGCTTTCGGCGTAGTCTTTTGAATGAATGTCCATCACATTCCCTTTCTCCCACGGTGGGGTCATCTTCATTTTACGGTAGTAGCTGGCTATTTTTGATTTGACCCCATCCACATCATCGATGTTCGCGCCGCCACGCGCTCCTGAGACGGAGCCAGCAGCAGCGATAATGCCTTGCGGTATGGCCTTCATGGAGCCGCCCGATTTGGCCACAAAGGGCATTTTACACTGACTGAGATTTTCGGGTGGGCTTTTCTCGACCCAGAAGAAGCACTGCGCGGCCTTTGACCAATCGACATTTCCAGAACTATCACTAGCCCATGCCTGGATATCTTTACGAGCTTGTCCGCCATCCCAGGACACGCCGCGCTCTGCTAACGGCCAGGATGTCTTGCCCGATGCGCTACCTTTCGCGCTGTAGCCTTGCCAGAAACGTTTGACGGTATCAACCTGAGCCATATCATTCATCGGGAAGACGACCGCCGAGCCTTCCATGACGGCGACCTCGATCAAGTTGCGAATGGATTTCCCACTCTCCTTGACCCAATCAACGACTACTGCACGGTAGCCCATCGATTGCTTCTTGAGAAAACCTGAACGAAAACTTGAATAGAGATTCCTTCCAAGTTCCGTATCCATATTCATCTGAACCTTCACGTGCAAGCCACGACGATCTTCGTCTGCCTCAAAAATACCGCCCGCAGGGGGTATGCTGTAGTCGTGATTCCAGAGGTACGGGTACAGGAAGTCAAGCCCCTGTGCAGCTTTTCTCGCATAGCTATCCGCTAGCGTCTTTTTAAACGCGCCTGGCATAGTCCTATCATCGCCATAGTCAATATTCCCGATATAGTTCAGATAGCCTTCAATGATTCCCTTATCACTCACAGCCTTGATTTCCCCGTTCAGGATAGGAAAATATTCCGTTTTGCGTTCAATCTTTGCTAGTCGCATGGCTCACCTTCTTCTCATACTGCTTGAATGCCTCTTGATCTTTGGGGACTTCCTGGCAGAGCTTCACAATGGCATCAAGGCCGAGTTGGGCATGGCACACATCCCCGATGTAGACGATGTTGTGTATGGCCTCCTGCTCAGTGGCTTTGTGCGCGATCTCAAGGATTTGTTGTGCTAATTCTTGTGCTGTCATGGCTTCCTTTCTGCCCACTCTTGTAGAGCTTCATCGTAGCCCGCTTGACGTACTAAGCGTTTGACCGCTTCCTCTATTTCCTCACTCGTCAGTGTGCATGGTTCAGGCGGGTATGCCGTGATATGAGGCCAGTCAGGGTCGTAAGGATACTCCGTCTCAACGGTGAGGCGTATACCTGTCTGTTCATCAATATACTCTCCTGACTGTGCTGTCATGGCTTTTGTTCCCCTCTCATTAGCTGGAGCAAGTTCGGATATTCTTGCTCTAGCCATGCAAGAAGTTTGATAGCTTGTTCAGGTGTCAATGCGACAAACTCAGCCTTGCCATCTTCGATCTCGACATTAGAGTAATGCATGGCGACGGTATACCCATCACCAAGATCACCGTCATGTCCGCTCATGGCTTCACCTCAATCCGTCCGACTCTGTTTCACCATCTGTAAAATGTTCCACTCTTGTTGTTTCTGTGCCAGTGCTTCCCTCGCGATCTCTTGCATGAGTTCGGGATGTGCTTGCAGGTAGGCTTTTATGAGTTGCTTCATCGTCTCGTTGTCAATGCCGAGATTGACGGGAAACGAGAGTACCACGCCTTGCGGGTTGATCTGCATGTTCAAGCCCACTTGCCCAGGTGCAGGCTGTGGTGGCTGTTCTGTCTGTAATGCAACGGATCCGTTTTCTTCTGTCATTTACTCAAACTCCTTTGCCATTTTCGCTACAAGCTCGCTGCTCATAGTTCTATTCGAGCGGGTTCCTGGCATTTGAAAATACACTTCATCCATATGAATATCATGCCCTATGACTGGTTCAAATTTTGTCTCATGTACCTCTATCATGTAACTTCCTATGTCTTCCATTTCAGTTTTAGAGCATATGTTTACCTGAGGCAGAAGAGGAAACCTGATATATAATGGTAATAATTCCAACTGCCGATGGTGAATACCTATCTTATCGGGAAACGTGCCATACACTGATTTATAGGTATAGGCTGCTTTCTCTGCCTTCTTGAAAAGCTCAGTGCCGTTCATCGTTTCGCCCTCTCCTGAAGTAGCATTTCTTTGGCAAAGCGATCTACATCCTTACTTGCCCATGCATCCTTGACGAGTCCTACCGCGCTTTCCATCATGGTTGCAGTTATGCAACTGCCTATAGGCTCCTGGTCAAGCAGTAACGCAAGCGCATACTCATACGTTTTTTTATTCACTTGGCCAGTCTTCAGTCCCATGTACAGCATAGCAAGGAGAAATGCTTCAACTTTCTCATTCATCGCTTTGCCCTCAATAGTTCCCTGTATTGTTCTCTCGTCACGGCCAGTTGTGGCAGCGTGTTCACGTACTTCTTCAATGCCTCGCTCGTCTCATCTTCGTCCTCTTCGTGTTTCGTGTCAAGTTCAGCATCATCCAGGCTTTTCTGCGGTGGTGCATTATCACTGCTCGTTTGGTTATCCACATTCCCATCTGAGTTATCCACACCGTTGTCATCGGGAATTTCTGTCACGGTTGTATGCGGTGGTGGTAACTGCGGCGGCGGGTTGATGGTCTTACCACTCATGGCTGCGATGTAGTCGTCCAGGTCTTCGACATGTACCGGTATCTGATTGAGGATCACGAAGTCCTTGACGGGCAACTTGGGAGCACCCTGGATTTCACGCGCCTCGTGAAAGGTCTTCGTCCCTGCGGTAAACTCATTCTGCGCGCGGTCTGAGGCTTGCGCTAAGGCTTCCTGCAAGCGTCGCTGGATGTCCTCTACATCCCGCTGGTCGTAGCCCAGGTACCCACCGTAACGCGGCGTGAGCCACATATTCAAGCTATCTTGAAAGAGATCCAGAATGGGAAAGACGATCTCAGTATACAAGGCGTAACGCGCCTCTTCCTGATTGCTGTAGGTGCTGTCAGCTAACCCGAGCAAGAACAAGGGGAAGTTGAAGAAGATACCCGCTATATCTCGATCACCCTTGGTATCGCTTTCTAACCAATCTAACTCGTACGGTGACATGCTCATGGATTGCCATTTCACGCCGCCATGTAAAATAGCGGTTTCGCCAGCGTTGCGCGGCCCTGCGAACTTCCTCCGTATCTCTTCTTTCAGGCTCTTGTATTCCGTATCGCCCAACAAGGCGTCCGTTACCCACGCGCCGCCAGGGCGAGCCATGTTGGATAGCAAACCTAAGTTCCATTTTTGCCCCGCTTTCTGGATGTCAACCAGCATGGCCGCTACCTCTACCGGACTCATGCCGTACACGTCATCGTTACCGGCAAAGAGTTTGTTGTGCATCACAAAGGGGTCTGCATAGCGGCGTGGCGGTGAGAAGTTGCCGAACTCGTAGTACAAAGGGCCGTTGTCATCTACCTTGATCTTGGTGAGATCGGGGCGCAGGTTGTAGAGTTCGTCGAACTTGGCGGTGGGGTTTTGTACCAGCTTGCCCTGGATGCCCAGGACGTAGGAGTTACCCGTCATACAGTAGTAGGCGACCATGGCCTCCCTTAATGCCGTGCCTGCCGTCTTGGGCGCGGGTTGGTTCCAGAGTGTCAGCAAGTCGGAGTTGGCTACTTCACGTTCCTTCGTCTCGTCGGTATAGTGCTTCCACTTGATGCCGGCCGATGCGCGGGCGATATGCCCGACCACGCGAAAGACCGTCTTATTGCCACGGTAGCCCTCCTGGATGTAGGCGCGGGTGTGACGTGGCATGGTGGCGGGTGTGGCGACGCCTTGCTGCGCGACGACAACCTGGATGTTGGGGTCATCCTTTTCGGTGTAGTGTTGTGTTGGGCGATTACGGCGTCTACTCATGATTGACCCTCACTTTCGCCTCCCATATGTCTGCACGAAGGGTAAATTGCCAGTCTATCCGTAATTCAGGATGTACTTTGTAAAAGGCTTCGGTTTCAGCTATGAAGAGAGTGCTGATTTTCTCACGTAAGAGCTTCACATCGACATGCTGTGAAAGGCTCAACTTATCCCAATCAGCGTAGATTGCCGTACCTACTTCACTCATACCAACCTCCCTCGTTTGTCGTAGCCCATTGAAACGGGTCTATCTGCGGCCCACGCTTGTATAAATCTGCCTCTTGCTCTTTGGCTTCCTCCAGTGCTAGTAAGGCTTGCTCTGCCTGAATTGCGGATGCATCGATAATCTGCTCTATGGAGAGTGTCGGGTCAATCTTACCCACGGTATCATCACTATTCAGGTCTAGTATGCCTGGCACCTTGCGCGTGCAAACGACAATAGCCGCCATTGAACGCGTATCCACCTGATCGTCATGAGTGGCTTTCGGAAAGTCAAAGATTTCTTTCTCGTATTCAAATAGC